ACCGCCCTCAAAGAAAGAGATTACGCTAAAGGTGAGTTTGAAGGTGCAAAACAGATAGCCAAGCAAGAGCGTGAATATGCTGAGTCGGAAATCAAAAGACTCCAGTCCGTTCTCTCTGGCGAACGAGACGAAGATCTCAAAAGACTTTACTTGGATCGAGCCAAAGCAGAAGAGCAACAAGAGTATCAGCTCAAGTCCGCAGATTGGGCTAAGCAACAATTCATGCAAGAGCGAGGAGTTGATGCAGCAAATCGTGCAGATTTACTAGAGCGACTGGACAAAAGAGAGTCTTCGCTAGAGGATCTTTATGCTTCTATGGGCGTGGCTCCTGAACTAGACAGAATGACCAGAGACTCTTTAGATACTGATCTAGATAGAGAGTACAACAGACTTTATGATCAAAAAGAAAGAGCGATTGATCGAGCTGCAACCATCGCAGCATCAGAAGGGAATGCTGAAAGAATGGATCGAGGTGTAGGTGTAGGTACTTATGCCTCTGACGAGAGAGGTAACTTAGCCAGAAAGATGTCTGATAAATATCTTGAAGCGCAAAGCCTCGCTTATGATGACGCATTAAAATACATCACTGGCCAACAAGATCTATTGTCTCAGAACGTCAGCAATATCTATGATTCCAGAAACCAGCGTCTTGGCGAGGTGGGATCTGTGTACAACCAATCAATCGCTGATGCCTTACGACTACCAGAACTAGGCTCAGTAACAGACGCAGCACGTTACATGATGGGAGTTGGTGATGGTATTTATGATCGAGATCTAAGTAGCGCCAGTGTCCCTCATGAATTACGCATTAGCGCTGGAGATTACAACACACCCATTAGTATGAATTCAGCATACACCACCTCTAATTTAGGTGAGTTGTTATCTAACCTTGAACTTACTAAAAGTGGCGTCAATAGTGATGCGTGGAGACATATAAGCTCTGCCATCCTTGGAGAAGCCGCGCCGAGCCAAACTGGTAGTATTGGCAATTCCGCTTATGCTGACGCCGCTAGTATGGCGGGTAATGCGGCAACAGCAGCAAGCAGTGCCGCCAATGCCGCCCTTACAAATAGCACCGCTGCTGCCGCTCTTTATGGAGAAGGGGTTAGCAAAATGTCTGGCGACATTAGCAAGCTGGCGAATACTCTGAAAAAAGGGTATGGGAGTGATGTGAAGAATCTTTGGGATAATCTTTGGGAGTCTGACGTCGACACTAGCTCTAATAACTTAGCCTCAAGGAACCCAGCCACTGGTGGATTCAATAGCAGAAGATAAGGAACAAACATGGGTATAAACATGCAGGGCTTCACGCGGGGTTTCGCGGACGAAGAGAAAAAGAAAGACAAAACAAGAGCGGAGATGGCTCAGTTGTGGAGAGAAACGAAGAAGGAGAATCCTTACGCCTCTGCACAAGACCTCCATGACATCTTAGACGCTGCTATGGGTGGGTTACCCGCAGGACACTCGTACACGGCAAGTCAGGGAGTACCAACAGACGAAGTGATAGAAAGACTGGGCGCAGCTAATAAGATAAAAAGGGATTTTGATCACAGAGGCAAGCAACTAGAGCAAATGATCAAACAACAAAGCATGGAGGAAAGTGCTCGAAGTATGTTTCAGAAGGATATTCTTAATTATTCTCTTGAGGACATCAGGAGTGGAGCAGCGAGGGAGAAAATGCGAAAATCGCATCCGCAAATGTTTGAAAGCATTAATGGGATGGAGCCTTTAATCTCCCCTTCACAATTTGATGAATGGACTAGCGAGAACGTTTGGAAGCGTGAGCAAGGTCAGTGGCAGGCGAGTAAACTCAATGATATAAAGTCGTGGATTCAACAAAACCCAGAAGGAAGCGCTCAAGAATTGGCAGAGACTATGACCGTCCCTGTACATGTGGTGCAGGGGCCGTATGATTTTGCTAAGAAGGAGTATGAAATAGCACAAAAGAAAGCGAAAAGGGATGATAAAAGAGCCGTCGTAAAGGAGCTTAAAAGTAAAAAGGCTTTGCTAACGGCCTTTGGTAACGCGGCCTCTGGCTCTGAAGCTAGGCTCGCAATCAAAAACGCTATTAACCTCTACTATAACAATGATGAGGATCTTATTAATCAACTTGATCCTTCCGTTATAGATGATCTAGAGACTGAATTGCAGGCACAGAGTGACGAGGCTACGCGGACACTCAACGAAGCTAAAAGAGATAAGCTGGGTAAAGAGCAAGGTTCGATTATTGAACAAATTAAAGAAGATAACATCGCTGATGTAGAAGGACGGTATGGAAAACGAGGCTCTGCAATGTCCGAGTTTGGCGATGCAGCTCATGCAGTATCGTCCTACATGAATAATTTAGCAAAAAAATATGTGATAGATTACAAAGCGATGGACTTGCTGGAAGATGTGTTCCATCAGGCGAGTGCAGATGGCGTCACTAAGGTGGGCGAGTTAGAAGACCTTGTGATGGCTAAAAACATACTCCCAAAACTAAGACCAATAAGCGGCAGGGATGCTATAGAGGCTTATAAAGATAAAATCAGGCCTGAGACACAGACAGCCAAAGAGTGGTCTAAAGATGTGCTGTCAGAGTTACATGATGAAAGAGAGCGCATAAATGGCGCAATCACGGACATAGACGCCAGTGCTATAGCAAATCCCACCGTTGCTCTTCAGAAATTCAAAATACTCCTTAGATCCTTACAATCCAGATACCCTATGGGTGCTGATGGGAAACTCACCAATGCAAGGGGATCTGCGATGAGAGATATTATAGAAGATATATCCAAGGATAGGGAGTGGCGAACAGGCGGGGTTTATTCTTCGCAGGCGTTCAGGTCTGACATTGAGCCTGAGCTGAATAATATGGCGAACGGAGTCACGCAGGCTATGGATCACATAAGTTTCTTGATGAATCTTATTGAACACAATCTAAAGAATCCAGTGAAAGGTGTGACAGGTGTGGTTCAGAATACTGAAGGGGGAGGAGTTTACCCTAGCCCGTCTGGGCCGACACGAACTGGTAGGTAGGACGAAAAATGTAAGGTTCTTTGGTAGTCTGGTTTCCATACATAACATCTATGGAAACTGGAGAACCTTACGATGGTCTTTAAATCAGACGCTGAGTTCTATGCTCAATTTTCAAACGCGAGCGCAGATAATACACCCACCGATTACTCGAATAATGTAGTCTCTCACCAAGACGCTCTTAACACCCTCAAAAGCGCACCCTTCCTCAATGATCTCCGTGATCATTATGCGGGTGAAGGCATCTATGAAAGCGACGAAGATCTCATTGATCGCTTATATTCAGATCAAGCATGGCGTACATTCAATACTCTGAATGCTGGATACCACGCAGTCAAAACACAATACACCACATCCGAAGAAAGACAGCGTCTATCTAGAATAGAAAAGGTCTTTCGCGCACTCCCAAATCCTTGGGATGAGGGTGGTCGAGACTGGAGTGACGCTACTGCGGATGTAGCAGTCCCAATAATAACCGACCCTACCAATCTTCTAGGTGGCGCAAGCGCCCTTGGAAAAGGTATGAAGGTAGCTATAGCCGCAAGAGAGGCGGCATTAGCGTCTGGCGTTGCAGCATCAGCATCTAAAGTAAAAGCTGGCTGGGAAGGCGCCAAGGTGGCAGGCAAGATAGAAGGCGGCATCAGCGCGGGGCAAGAAATCGCAATGGATACCTCCGAACAATATCGAGATAGAGCGCTTGGCTTACAGGAAGATGAGCACAACTTCGGAAGAACTGCCGTAAGTGGAGTTGTTGGCGGAGTTATGGGTTATGGCGTAGGCGCTATCATTGGTGCTCTTGGCGCAGTGATCGGAGTCAAGCGAGCAGAGTCAGCTTTCGCAAACGCAAGAGCGTCTGGCCTAACAGATGATCAGATCACAGATCTTGGCGTAGAAGGACTAAAGAAGTTCGCTCGTCTTGATGAAGGTGTAGTGCAATCTGATGGGCGAATACTCAATCTCTCCCACGAAGAAAAAGTTAAGTACGGACTCTCACCAGACGGATCATTGGATGAAGGATGGGAAGAATATAATCCTAACTACCAATCAAAAGCCCCATCGAAATTTGTAGGTGATGATGGCGAAATGAAAACGAGAGGAGAGCCTGACCCTGATGATGACGCTCTCCAAGATCAAATCCTTAACGACATCATCAATGAAGCTAAGACGAAAACCAAGGATGGAGCCGATAAAAAAGGATGGCATGAAGCCGCAGCAGCAAAAGCTGAAGCGCTGAAGAAACTCAAGCTGCGCCGCGCCGCTGGTAAAGAACTAACCGAAGCAGAAGAAAGTGCTCTCAAGAATATAAAACCTTCTGGCGAATTACCAGACGTCAGAGGTAGTTTTGACGCTAAAGGAAACTATGTCGTCAAGGGTACAGAAGAAACGCCACCCACAGGAAAAACCACTCCTGACAAAAAGACCAAAACAAAGACCGAAGAAACGGCAGCACCAGACCCAGCCTCCACTGAAAAAGCCAATACCGTATGGAACGAGGGTCTAAGTGAACGTGTTGACGAGATGTACACAAAACTTTATAAGCTCCAGATGGAGAAGGCAGGCAATAGCAATTACGACAAGGATGTCACGACAGCCAAGAGTGAGTTTGCTAATTATTTTCAAGGCGTTCTAAAAGACAATCCAGACGTCGCAGAGGAGCTTCGCGCTAGAGCAGTCAAATCATTAAATGATCACACAGCAGATGCTTGGCAGCCAACCGCAAGCAACAAAGGAATATCGGAGGTCAACAGATTATACAAAGCCGAATTTGGAGAGCCAGAGACTACTAAAAAAACTTCCAAAAAATCTACTCCCCCTGACGAGAAGTCCACAGAAGAGCCTAAAAAAGACTGGATAGAGGCCAACAAAGAGTACATGGTTTCTAACGCTTATAAGTTGCTACGAGCCGCATACGATGAGGAGACGTTTGAGAAATCAGACATAGAAGCTCTATTCGGCCCAGATGCGTTTATTGGTAAAGATGGTGAGCGAGTCTATAAGAAACAGGCGGACGCATTCCTTCGGAACAGAAGAGAGCAAAGAGCAAAAGAAGCAAAAGAAGCAAAAGAAGCAAAGAGCCAGCAGGCAAGTGGCAGATACTTCACAGAAGAAGAGTTTGGTCAGCTATTTAAATTAGTCGCGGAAGGTGAGACGGGAGTACAGACTGGAAAAGGCGGATCACCCAAGGCATCTCCAAACAACATCTTCACTAGAGTAAATGACGCCAAGGCTATTGAGAAATTCTCTGAAGAGAATGATATTTCCTACGCTCAACTAAGACAAGCAATCGACAGCTTCCGTAAAGAAAATGATCTCGACGCTACCAAGAAATTAACTGGTCAGGACAGGCATGATTTAGAAGCTGCCCTAACAAAAATGAAGGAGAGCGGGGGGTTCACAGACCTGTCTCCTACAGAAGAGATCGCAATTCGTGGCGATGACTTAACTCAAGTGATTGAAGACGCGGTGATGTCTCTGTTCCACAGGGAAGGATGGGATGTCAGAACTCATCTGAACGCTGAGCCAGACGAAAGAAATCCAGTCACCACTTTCAATAAACTCTTAGGTGAAGTCAAAGACTCATACAAAGGAGACATAAGCGAAGACGATATTAGAAGTCATTTAGATGAGGCGTTTAATCCAGATAATGAAGGTGTTGGCAACCCTACTGAAGTGCTCGACAGCTACGCTGATATTGCCGCAGACAATATGAGAGCGGTGATGGATGAGGCTGGGGTGAAGTTGGATGATCCCAATCTAACTAACGAAATGCTTGAATCTTACTTGTCAGATCCAGACTTCAAGGAACTCTTAGATGGGTTTGATCCTGCTGAAATAGTGAGTATTCTCCGTCCTATCTCTGATGATGTAGGCTTCTCTAAGTCGAAAACTTCCAAGCCGAAGAAATCAAACGAAGACCGATCCGCTCTAAAAGGCATTGAATTAACCAAAACCGAAAGAACATCTAGACGCAAGATCCACAGAATCATGATGAATCAACATTCAGACTTGTCGACAGTGGATGCTTGGCATGCAGCTACTGCCCAGATCATTCTTAATCGTAACGCCAAAGACAAAGTCGGGAATGTTTACACAAACACCGAAATGCTTGAGAAAGCTGCTAGATTCGCTGTTCAACGAGTAATGAAAGAAGACCCAGACTACGTTCCACTAGGCAAACTTACGAAGGAGAACTTCCTAGACGATAAAGGCAAAGGCATATCCAAAAAGCATCAGCTCCCACGCATGATAGCCACCGCTCAATCACTGGCTAATATATCAGGCAACAAACAGAAAGGTTATAAACTCAAAGACGCAAAAGGGAATGTCAAAAAGGACGCTGATGGGAATCCTATTGTCGCGGAACCAAAGAGCATCTATGTATCCTATGTCGTCACCAATCCTAGCGGTGAAACGGTCATATCAAAGGCTGGCGATAATGGTCTAGAAAGAATGCCAAAAGGATCTACTGTGTGGGTTGTTGGGTCACAACAGAATGCAGTAGACAGGTTCGAGGTGACAGGTGTTGGCAACAAAGGAATAGCGTATAAGAGTAGAGGATACGGATTCAGAACCGAAGCAGACGCAAAGGCGTATTACCATAAGGAAAAACCTCAAACTAAGACCTATAAAGAAATGGTCAAAGAAGGATCAGACTCTATTGAAGCTAAAAACCAAGGAGGAAAAGGAGGAGGCCCACTAGCTAAGCTGGCGCAACTTGCAGCGTTACAGAAGAAAGGAGACGCCTCAGCTATAGAGGCATTGGCTAATGCTGCTTCTAAGGGAACTCCGTCTAAGCCTTCATCGCTCACTCCTCCACCCAGACAAGGAAATGATCTCGCCATCATCAAGCACAAAAAGACTGGCGAAGTAAGAATGCTTTCCCAAAATCAATTCGATAATGGTGAAGACGTCGGCGACTTGATGGGGAGGTCTGATCCAAAAGACTGGTTAGTCCGCTATGCTCCTTACACTGAATGGGTGAGTAGTCAATCAGAACGAACCAACATATTCAATGACCCTTCCCGCTCACGCCCTCTTGAGCCACGATTAGATAAAGATCGTCGGACAAGAGGTTATGAGTCAGGCAAGGGCAAAGGACTTAACAAAGAGGGTGCTATAGCAACAGGAGTCACTATTCCAGAGGAATCTATTCTGGCATTAAGGTTTGGCTACAAAAACCCAAAAGAGATTAAGAATGCCTATGATTTATATATAGCTATAGAACGCGCTGAAGCCACTTCTTGGGATCATATTGACCATGTCGGTGGTATAGAGAAATTCTCTGAATCACTCTCCCACGCATACAACGCTTTATCCGAGGCGACTGAGTCGCATGGTGGGCTGGCTCTTTTTACTGATACTGATATTGGCGCGGCTAAAGATAGTCTTAATGGGATCTATTCTGATTTTCATCCAGAAGCCGCGAAGCAAGCTATTGAGTTTATTGAATCAGTCGAAAAAACGACTGGAATGGCTCCAGACATACGGCCAGAATTCGATTCAAGCTTAAGAGCAGGAAGCTATGAAGTCAAGAGCGGGGTTCTTAGGCTGACCGCTGACACCAAATGGTGGTCTAACAAAGCCTCTTCTGTAATAGAAACGCTGTACCATGAGACTGCTCACTGGGCGTATCACAATGTGCTGACTCCAGAAGATAGGAAGTGGTTCTGGGGCGCAATGAAGAAGTATGAGAATAATCCTGATCTAGTAAAGAGAGGCGTTGGTGATTCATCTGCTAATGCCACATCCTCTCCTCAAGAGTTTTTCGCCAATCAATTCTCTTCTTGGATGATGCGTCAAATTGATCCTAACGCTGCTGAGGTAATTTCTAGAGATAACATATTCGCTCATGCAGACTCATTGCATAAGGAAGACGCCTCAAAAGTCATGCACATGCTTCGCGTTATTAAAGCCATTATATACAAGGCTGTGTTTGATATTGATATTGACCCCGATTTAACACCTCTATTCATGAAGATCTCGTCTCCAGACACTAGATCCATCCCGATGGGTAAGGGTGTTAAGACTAGAAAGATGGCCACCTTTGAGTCAATGAATGGTGAGGTTCCAACTACAAGAATGGGTAAGGTAGTCCAGCGAAGATTCTTTCAATTGAATTTTCTGCGCTCGGATATAGAGAAGAACATATCCAACAGACTGATAGAGCGATCAAATTCAACGATGATGGAGCCAACTGGGTCTTATAGCGCTAGTGAATTGATAGAAAATACCCAGCTCTATCTAAAAGAACTTCATTCAATATTCGCAAACTCTGCTGACATAAACATAAAAAGTGCTGACAAGAAATACTACACTGGTGTACTGAGCATCATGAAGGGGTCGAACCCTCAGAAGACATCACTCTCAGGAATAGCATTCCAGCGAATGAATGACATCTATAGAGTGCTGTCTGGCAGACCCGTCCCAGATCACGTCGGAGCAGGGGAAGAAGAACTCATATACACTCCCGCTTTTTTCGATAATGACCTCACTGGCATAGCAAATCCAGAAGAAGTAGCGGATTATATTGCTGAGCTATGGATGTATGGAGGAGCTGGAAATAAGAATTCTTCTCCTTTTGCTATCTATGATGCGGGCGTCTCCCATTTGTCTGACAGAGCAATAGATGAGAAAGGGGGTACTCATGCCTACGACGTGTCTGGGATAAACAGAATGAACCTCACCTCTCTAGCTGGATTCACAGACGTGATGGAGAGACGGTACATTAATGCGTGGAATAAGAATGAGAAAGGGCAGCGCTTTACAACCAATCTTATCGAATATGAGGCTCGGAAAACCACAAAAGAGAAGGCGGCGAAAGAAGATGCAGCGGTTCTGGCCAAAGCCGCGTCTAGCAATAAGAAAGGGAAACCCCTGCCTCCCACAGTATTAGGGATAGAGAGTGCACTAGGGCTTGATTTTGATGGGCTGGTAAAAAGATATGTTGATTTAGTATCTGGCGGATATGATGCGTCTGACATTCAAGCCACATTAATGCACTATGTTAGAGGGATGCCTTTTGAGAACGACAAGGTAACGAAAGCACATAGCGACTTCGCAAAAGGAAAGCTCACTAAAGTTCCAGCTAAGGAAGGGCTAGGAGATAAAGGAGGACTCGACAAACTTCGTAAAAAGGATATTGAGGAGCGTCTTGAGTTGGCTATTAGAGATATAAGTTCAGCCAAGAAAAAGTTAAGAGCGGCTAAAAAAGGAAGTGATAGAGAAGACTTAGCTAATCATTTGTTGAATAAAGGAACGGGTGATCTGGAAAATATTGTTTTTGAGCTACAGAGAAGAGCATTTAATAAGGATCTGAAAGGATCATTTGATGACAATCTTTCCCCAAAAGTATCAGATCAGATACTCATTGAGGTAGCAGAGAGAGAAGGGGTTATTAGTGAATCTGGCATCCCTAACGGAGCCTCAATGCCTATGCGCCACTTACTAGAAAAAATCACCCATCGAGATCATGCCCCAACACAAGCGGTAGCTAGAACGATGGCATATCGCTTGATGCAAATGTCTGAGATGGATTTAGAATCCCTCCCTACAGACACCAAGGAGTTTAATTCCTTCCGTAATAATGTGCGCGGATTAGCTTCTGGCCTATCGGCTAAATCCACCGTTCCCCCTCAAGAGGTTATGGACGATGTGATTGATACAGTTATTTTGTCAGCAATGCGATCTACTGATGGTCATTTTCTTCGACTAGCTAATAGGTTAGGGGTTGAAGGAAGCCATGTCCGTGAGTGGGTAAAGGATTATATTAGAGATTTATCTACTGTAAATGAATCAGATCAGTTTCGATCAATGGATTTAGGTAAGCAGCCTATGCCCGCCATTTCCCCCATCATTGCGAATGCTGACGGACAAGGATATACGTCTTTTATCACTGGTAAAGATGAGTTTATTGATATTGATTTTGAGACAGCCGCACAAAGATTCACTCTTGACGTTTACGCCGCCACCAAATACCTTCTCAATAACAATACCTCAAGACGAGACATAAAGCAGGCATTCCCAAGCCTCTTCACTGGAGACTTGCTAAGAGGAATGATACACCCTACTCCGTTCCTTAACGGTCTAGATTCACCTAGTTCCTCAAATTCAATTCATCTGTCTCATTATTTCAAAGAGTTATTCGGAAAAATGAAAAGGGAGAACCCAACAAGACTAGATAATATAAAACGGTTTAGCTACGAGTGGGATGATACCTCGAACTCTCCTGTGATCTGGCACTTCACCCCATCTGTAGATATGGCAGGGATGAACAAAGTGTATCTTAAAAAGGCTCGCCCAATGCCTGAGAGCATTGAAAGGCGCCACATTGAGGAGGTTCTTAGAATGAAGCAGAGCAGAGGGGATCTTTCCGACAGAGTGGTGGCTCAGCATGAGGATTTGTACGGATCGCTTAAGTCCTCCAGAAAAGAATCATCTAACAGAGCAAGGCATTTTAATAATGTTATGCACATGGAGGGAGTGCAATCCGCATACCCTCGGTCTAGAATCACAGAGCTTGCTAATAGATTATCAGAGCGATTGCGAGAAGAAGAGCGGCATGTTGAATTGCTTATAGATCATGGTCTATTACCAGAAATACGGACGCAATCCCCAGTTGTTGTCGGTGCGGATGAACTGGCAGACATGAGGAATTCTTCTATGTACTCGATTAGCTCATCTAGTGAAGGGGTGAATGGCACTTTCGTCTATTCATTCGTTCGAGCATTAACAGATCTGGCTGAAAGAAATCCCGAGAAGTTTGTTTCGCTAGAAGACATAGATAGTAGCACACAGGACTACTGGCTAACTCTGGAATCGTTTGCTACAGCTAATCCTAAAGACTCTCGTATAAGAGGGTCGGAAGTTCTTAGCGCCGCTAAGTATCTAATAGATGAGGTTGTCAGCATCCGATCAGATAGAAGATGGCTATTACTCGCTGATAGTGGAGACATTGATCTTACAGCTCAAGAGATAGGCGACGACCTTCTTCACGACGTTTTTAGAGAAATGGGTTATGACGCCGTCATTCAAAGTGGAAAAAAACAAGGCAGCGAACGCCCATCAGATGAAATGATTGTACTGGACACGGCTAAAGTTAAGATGCTAGACGACCCGTCATTTAATGATGATCAATCTGGGCTATCTCCATTGATGTCAGATAGTCTAGTTTCCGTAACAACAGAAAAAGCTAAAGCTCCCGCAGCTTTAGCTGCGTCGCTTCAGGCTAATGAAACAGACCCATCGCTTGGTAGCGCCGCTATGTCCTTATTAAAAGGACGAGAGCTAAAAGATCGTGAGCTTGCAACCTTACACAAATGGAGTCCGATGCAATGGTTCCATAGCCAATCAGTGTGGATGAAGGATAACCACTTCAACTGGCTAAGCGGATGGTATGACAATCATTTTCCTGATCTACATCAGACGTTCGCATCTAAGTATTACCCATTGTCAGACGTCCTTAGAAAATTACCAGATTCACATGGAGCATTTAAAAGCTGGATGCACAAATCCAACCCTCTCGGTAAAGGTAAAGACGGATCACAACCTAAATCACACACCAAGATCCTTCGAGCACTACGTCATGGGGATGAATCCAGACAAGAGCAAGCACTCACTGATGGCGAGAGAGAAGCATACCACGCCATTCGAGAAGCGTTTATAGCTGAGCGAGACGAGATGGTGGCCCAAGGTGTCTTCGTTGGTGACAGAAAGAACTATGTGCCACAGGTATGGAACAAAGAGGCTATCACAAAAGACAAAGATAAGTTCCTTGAGGCTATGTTCAGTTATTATAAAACTGAGAAGATGTCGGCTGGAGAAGATGTCGACATGGCTTTGCTAGACCAAGAGGCCATGAAGTTCTCAATGAAACTCTACCTTCGTCTAACGAAAGAAGAGGCGGATGGGGTCTTACTGGCTGATAAGTCCTCGCACACACAGTCAACCATGTCAGATCATATTGACTACTCAAGGGTTGTTGAGCTTGAGAAGTATCCAGAGCTGTTTGAAACGTTTGAGCCATTCTTGGAAAACAACCTAGAGTCTATCTTAGTCAAATATCTAGAAGGCACATCAAGACGAATCACCCATATTAAAAAGATGGGTAACAACGGGCATGCTTTCTACGACTACATGACCGTCGCTACAGACGGAGCTAAAGGAATAGCCAAGCTACTATCAACAGACAAGGTATTCGATAACATCCGTACTGGCCTAAACGAAGATCACCAAGCAGAGCTAATGAGTTTCGTGCAAACGATACCCATGCCATTTGCCAATAAGAACGCTGAGGCAATGGACTTCGCAAATGGATTGATCACTCAATATCAAACAGACGGCATAGCTGGTATTCGACAATCACTAGAGGAGATAGGATACCGCAATCAATTTGATAGCGCTGGCAGAGAACGAGGAGAGCTATCCCTAACCTACCAAAGAAGAATAGACGCCATCGTTGGGGCGATACAAGACTTCAAAGGTAAGCCTACTCAGTTCAACAGGGATGTCGCCAATAAGCTAAACGACTCAATGAAGATCGTAATGAAGCGACCACTCTCTGATAATGAGGCGCTGACTAAGTTCTCTAAAAGAATCAGAGCATTTAATTCAATTACTCTTTTAAGCTATGTGACTTTAACGTCTATAGGCGATCCGTTTATAGCCGCTATGAAAACAGGAAGTCTCAAGCATTCGTTCAATGCTCTCAAGAACATCATCAAAGACGACGGTGACTACAGAGCTATGGTCAGGAACACAGGTGTCGCAATGGAGAACATCGTCCATGAGCGCCTGATGTATATGTATGGTGGCAGCAATGGCAATATAAGCAACGCCTTCTTCAACGCCACTCTCCTCACCCCTTGGACAGATATGAACAGACAGCTTGCTGGTGCTACTGGCTATGAGTTATTTAAAGCTGAGCAAAAGCGAGCTGCCAGACATTACAAGGCAGGCGTTCCTCTTCATGAGCAATCTAGAAAATACAAGCAAGCCCATCGTTTAATGAACAACTATGGTCTTGGTGATTGGTTGCCAGAAGGATCAAAAGCAACTGCATCTTTAGACTTAGCGGATATGAAGGACAGTGACGCTCTTAGAATCGCTATCATCAAGTTCACAGACGATACCATCTTTCAACCGAACCCTAACGAGGTTCCTATCTGGGCGCAGACCCCAGTGGGCGCAATGCTCTTTCAGCTCAAGTCATTTCCTGTCATGATGTCTCGTCTATCATCCCACGCAATCAACGAAGCAAGGCTCCAGAACTACGCGCCACTCATGGCCTTATTAACCATAGGGCCAGCGGCAGGATCATTGGCTTTAACAACCAAAGACCATCTACAGTCCAGAGGAGGTGAGGACGAGAAGTCTGCTGAGAACAGAATCAGAACTACAGACAGACTCGAAGGGGTATTAGATAAGTTAGGTTATGACAAGTACCATCACGGAGACAAGCATGAGTTCTTAGCATGGTACATCGAGGGGCAAATGGTCATGGGAGGGCTTGGCTATCTGGCTGACTTGTTCCATGATGCGGCAGTTCAAAAAGAACATGGTGCATACGGGATCGTTAGGGGTCTGACTTCCGTCTCCACTTCTCTTGGGACACTTGCAGACGCCCTCGCCGTTGGGTATGGATTTACCGCAGACGCCCCAACCAACGCGAAGGCGAGGTCGGCAGCGAGAACGTTCACAGGGAGAGCGCCTGTCATTGGCGGCAACAAGTACCTCAAAGAACAGATTGTGGACGCATGGGCTGGAGAGAGTGAGTCGCGTGAAGGACTGACTGCCAACCTCAAATCAGATATTAAGCAGGAGATATAGATGAATAATTATTCTATCCCAAGTTTAAATAGCTTCAATTTCGGGTTAGGCCCAGATTTCTCAGCCTCTCTTGGGACAGGTCATCTAGAGAGCTTCAACGATATAAGTGGCTCAGGCATAGACTTTGGCTCATTGGATACTGGGGCTTTAGGGCTAGGTCATGTGCTTGGAGACGGCAGTTTCCAGCTTGGTAATAGCCATCTGGGTCTTGGTAATATAGATTTTGGAGACATGGCTACTGGATTTTTAGGCACTGACGCTGTGCTTGGCGCTAACAACATGTTCTCCCCAACTGACATGGGAGGGGGGAGTGGCATAAACATTAATGAGTTGAGTAGTCTTGGCGGACTAGATAATTTTGGGAGCGCAGGCACTGGCCTTCTAGGATATGACGATATCTTTGGTGGCGGGACAGACCTCGGATCAGTAGATTGGGGCGACTATGGGTTTACTCCTGACTTCAGTAAATTTATGGATGAGTATGCAGCAGGAAACACAGTACGGGACATCGGTGGGTATCAGAATTTTACAGGCGTTCCCTCCGACTGGAGAATTGGAGACACTACATGGGGAGACGGAACTCAGGTTCACCCAGACAGTGGGCATCCGAGAGAAGACTATATGCGGTCAGTGTTTGGTGACTTAGACATGGGTGACCTTGATGCTGGAGTCTTAGACTTAGATAGCATGGACTTCAATGGGCTAATTCCTGACTGGCTTGCCCCCATGCAGGATCTTCAAAGCCCCGCTTGGGACAAGCTTGACGGCCCCACTAGTCTCTTTGCAACCAATGGAAAAGTAGGGAACGACATACCTGACGCTGACATCAAAGCATTCGTGGATAACCAATCAGTCGCTGGACAGTCTGCGACTGACACACTAGCTGCTCTGAAGAATTACGGTGTAGGCACAGATAGAATTGAACAGCTTTACGAGCTTGGTGATGGATCCTTCTCTTCTAAGGTTAAACACTTTCTACAGGGGTCTTCTGATGCTGAAGACTTCTTACAGGGTAACGCTAACGTTTGGGGTAACACTGACTTAACAACTGGGAAATACTACGGGGCTGGTACGGGCTATTTTGATGGAGAGGGTAAGTTCGTCACTTGGGAAGGTAAACCGTACACTGGTCTTAATTACAAAGATGGCGGCACTCATGAGTACATTGATGGTTACTACTCCAATACCGATAACAACCTGTTCTCTGGCTTTATAAACGATAGTAAGGAGTATGTCGCCCCTGTAGCTGTCATAGAAGCATTCTACGATATGGTGAATACCAACACAGAGCTGACTGTAAATTCTGCGGGAGACATTTTTCAGGACAACAATGTGCTCGCCGCTTTCATCAACACCGCTATAGGCACTATTGGCGGAGCGGGCGTTCTAGCTAATCCAATAGCCAGCACTTTAACTGGACAATCAATTGGCAAGTGGTTAGGTGACGCTTTCCACACAAACGGGGATAACCTCACCATAGCAAAACTAACAGCTCACGCCGATAATATGTCGGGGATGGAACTCGCTCATTCGATGGCTCGATTATTCGATGGTGTGCTTCGTGTCGCTGGTAAGGCGAGTCCAATCGGAATACCACTTCCACAAAATGCACAAGGTGGTGAAATGAGGGTGCCTTTAAGTATTGACTTCACTCTAAACGCAGGAGAGTGGATTGTGGAATGGGTTATAGAACAGCTCAACATAGGCAATGACCCATTCAAAGATGTTCTCGATTCACGCCTAACCTCAGATCAGATTGCGGATTTTATAACGGAGAATAAGGCCACTAAGACTCATCAATCGTTGGAGGATTGGGCGAGTGCTAAGAACATACAGACCGTCTCTGATGGCGGGGTAGAGGTCGCCGACTCTGGTGAGGGGTATAATTGGCTACCCGATGTGAAGGTGACGCTCGACGCCAATAAGCGAGACAACAACCCGAACTATGATGACCAAGGTAATGCCGTTGCGAACTTTGGTGACTACCCTTATGCTGGCTTTGATGACATTATTAACACTGGGTCAACCAGTCTTGATTATGGTGATGGGGCAAAGCCTTGGGAAATGGAAGGTTTTGATTGGTGGAGAATTGGTGATACACCCACAAAAAAGCAGGCTATGATAAGGAACGATGCTCTGGATGCGGGGTTTAAACCCCCTCCTTATCCTAGCGATCATCGCTTGCAGGATTTCAAAGGTAAGTACGGAGACATTATATCCCCTTCGGCATGGAATGATCTATTCACACTTCCTTCTGGTGGAGACAGTGTTCCAGCAGATGAGTGGGAATGGCCTGAGTTTTCTATGGGAGGGGTTTCCGCTGGAGACGCACTTGATCTTTTGAAGAATGCGTTTTCTCAGACGTCCACCATGACTCCTGAAGAGACAACGAATCTAGGAAAGGTGCTTCAATTCTCTGATGGAATGCGTGGCCCTGATGCAAGCATCATGTCCATTGAGCAAGAAAGACAGTTAATGGAGGACTCCCCCACATACGATTCTTGGCTAGATAAGAACGGTGGCTTGAATCAGTCATTACTAGATCTCAATGCTTGGAATGATTCAATGGTTCAGAAAAATGTAGCAATGGATAACTGGATAGGAGAGGGTGGTACTGGCTATGATTGGTTCACTCGCGCGGCTAATGTGTCAGGAAAAGATGAAGCATTAGATCTGATAGCAGAGACGGCTGAGGCTGGGTGGGATAAAACATTCGCATCTTTTGGTGATATAGGCGATGCGCCAGATATGACTGGCGCAACAAATGTAAATAGACTCTTAGGGTTTTTAGATCTAGAGTCGTACCAACCTCTTGAGCAAGCTCAACAGTTTAACCAAGAAAAGTTTGATGCGATCATGGGTCATTACGGTACTGCGATGGAGTCTCTAGTTGATGCGTCCACAGAGCAATGGTCAGATATAATCAACCCATACAATACCACCATGCACAAATGGGGTAGTGATGAAGGAGAAGGGGGTAAGTTTTATAATGAGGTTGCCAGCATCACAGACATTAATGATCCAAGAATTGATGAGCTACTAGAGCGCACCAAAGGGTGGGAGCAAAAGTATCACGATTTTAATAACGAGTATATATCTCACGCCCTTAATGCAGACGCATACACGAATGTTGATGAAGGAGGTGAGTTTGATTATGACAATTTCAATAGCCAACTATCCCAGTTGCGGGAAGGTAGAAACAAGTTGAATGACATGGCAGGGAAAAGAGATCATGGGGATGGGTACTGGACATGGAAGCAGGATGAGAATGGGTACTATCTATATGATGAGAATGATGACAACATTCTGGAATGGGTTTCGCAATAAGAGGTTATTATGGAAGACGATATTGAATGGCTATCTGAGCAATGGAACGATGGTAATTTCGCGGACGAAGTTGTAAGCAGATCTAGAGGAAGCTCTCCAGAAATAGACTCAATTATGAATGAGATCTACTCAGACTACCCAGCAATAGGAAGCTGGGGCGTCCAAGTCATGGACAGTAGAGCCTCCAATCATGGGCCAAGGTCAGGAGGACACCTAGAGTTTTATCATCCAGACGATGAAGGTGCTCCAAATAACCCTAACCCGTTCTTCGGAACCCCAACCGTTGAAGTGTTTGATCCTAACCTGAAAGGTGACTGGCTAAAGCAAGCAATCATGGGTGACATGATGCACTATGCCCCAACCGCATCGCCAGAATTCAATGATCTCAGGGAGCAGTATAGAGGCACACTTGAATCTAACCCAATGAATAGATACATGAACAAGCGTAGATATAAATACGCTCAAGATAATCAAGGAGAAAGCAGAGACTACGACAAATGGTTTGAGGCGTCTGGCTTAGACGCTCATATCCGAGGACGCCTCACTCCAGACGAGAACAATGAATGGGCTAACGCGCACACCCCTGAGCAAATTGACATCGTAGAGAGAATGAAGGAAGCACTGAAGACAAAGCCATCACTGGGGCAATTTTTAAAATGATCGAAAGAAACTTGAACAGTACCATTGAAGAGTACATAAAGCAGAACGAAGGACGTAGGTTGGTTCCCTATCTATGTAGCGCTAACCGTATTACCATTGGCTATGGGCGCAACCTAGATGATGTGGGTATTTCTATTAGTGAGGCAGATATGTTGTTTGCAAATGATTTGCATCGCGTGATCAAGCAAGCCAGACATGCCGTTCATAGCTTTGATAGCCTTGATTACAACCGACAAAAAGTTATTATCGACATGGTGTTCAACCTTGGTATCACTCGCTTCAAGAAATTCAAGAAGATGATAGCCGCAATCGCAGAAGAGGATTGGGAAGAAGCCGCCGATCAACTATTAGATAGTCGTTATGCTGAACAGCTACCTAATCGGTCGTCTGCCAACTCCATCTTGATGAGGAACGCACCTATCTCTGATGTATAATTTCGACTCCGTCGTGAATGTCGTACTTGCGTTGACAACCTAGACACTCACGATACTGCTTACTGTAAAATGTGATCAGTCCTCCGCCACAAAAACATTTATTTACATCTCTCTTCTTTGGTGGATTGATCCACCGATTTAACCATTCTCTCATTCGTCTTGATCCTGTGTAAATAACAACGTGATAATCGCTATCCCTATGAACAAAGGGATAAGTGCTACTGCTAACAGTAGCTTAATGATGAATCCTAAAATACTCATGGTATAATCGAAGATGTCTCGCTAGATACCCTCCGACTCACCTCCTCTCTCTGGCGAGATATGGAGGCTAAGATTCCTTAGCCTCCTCTTTTTTTTCTAATTTCTTTTTGTACAATCCATAATCCTTTGGAGTAAGCATGGTGCGTAATCTTTTTAGATACCAAAGCGCCTTCTCACAATCCTCAAAAGGATTAAATTTAAAAGGCAGACGCCACAGATATTTCATCACAGTACCTTTTAAGAATCCTATGAATTCTTCTGGCGTTAACGCGGATTGAATAGCATCAATACATTCTATCTGTCCCTTGGTATAGTGAGGTGGTTGATGCACATAATCTACATTATCTTCTGGCTGTTTCATTCCATCTCTCTTAGATCATTGTCATTGTCATAAGGTAAGTAATAATTTGTTGAGTCGTTCCACAACTCAATCAAATTAAATCGTAACGTCCTGAACCTATCTAGACGTGGCTCCTCCAAGAAAAGATTAGGTATTTTGAGTTCATCAATCTCACGCAGATTTGTTTTCTCCAAGACGCGCAAGACCATATCGTAGTTAGGTATCCTCACGTCACCTCCTTTGGCTTAAATAAAATATAATCATCACACACATCAATAGCCAAGCCATGAAAGCATCTCCACCCGCCGTCAGACGAGGGGGATGATAGCGCACAATTCTTACACGCTGGCTCAACAGGATCATTGTGCCAACAGACGCCAACTTTAAAACAAGATCGGCATCGCCAGTCTG